GAATCCCATGCCAGCGGCATGGGGGTGAGTGTTTGCAACGACACTCTCTCTCTGTGTTCTGGTACGGAAAATGTATAAGCCACACTTACGTCCGACTTGTCCAGCGTGATGTTCCAACTTCGTTGGAGCATCACAAGGGCCGACTGCCAACGGCGGTTTCTGAGGTGATACCTCAGTTTCTTCCGTAGGCCCGGCGTCGCACGTATGTATGGCTTGTGCATAGCGATATGGTGAGCAGAACGTATCACAGACCCGTTATAGCTCCGTAGGATCGAGACTACTCTCCTACGCCTGCTATTAACTTCACGGCGGACTTCCTTCCGTCCTCTGAAGTCAGGGTTTTTGCTCGCCTTCCCCGTTTGGAGGCGGTGGAAGTACTCAATCTCAGCCTTGGCTGAGACCAACACATCCACTGCCCGAACTCCATTCGAGGTAGGAACCATATCCCGAAGCGCGTTTCTCAAACTCGCTATGTTGTCCCATTTAGCTTTGCTTGACTCGGTAATTCGAGTCGGGCCGAACTTCATGAATGACAACACTGTGAGCGCATCGACCTTTCCCCCCCCGCCCCCGCCATACATGAGGGGGCCGGGTAGGTCTTTGCCGAGAGACTCGTTGAGCGCTGTTCTCCGCGCGGCAGCCACTAGTCGTTTATGTCCTTTCGCCTTCATTAGCGAATCGACGACGGCTAGGCCGCGTTTCCCGTGCAGCGCTCGTGCACCCACAGCTTCACCCAAGCGAAGGCATGAGTCGCCTACAGCTCTTTGTCCACCATACGTAGTGTCTACTACGTGTACAAGCCTCTCGCAGAAGACACCATGTGTCTTACTGCGGAAGGATTTACTCTTGTTGTGGACAAGTCCAAAGATCTGTAGGTTCTTCTCATACCTGTCACACACCTCAGGCGCCCACAGACCAATTAAGTCATCTCCGCACGTCGCGAAGGAGCCCTTCGGGGCTCCGGCGCGGTGCGCGCAGTACGAGTTCAGGACGGTTAGGACCGTCCAGCCCGGGCCGAGACCCATGAGTGCACCGCACTCAGAGTCGAAGCTCGGGATCGTACCTTGTCCTTGTGGTAGTTCATACGCTTCAATTCGGTGATTAGTAATAACCGCTTTGATAGCATCGTCCCACCACTCGGGCTTGCCAATCAACTCCGCTATCGTATTCAAGACGAAGCGGGATAGGTTGATGGAGATGGGGTCTGTGGATTTCGTGAGGTCCGCACTATAGAGAATCTTGTGACGGGCACGACGGTTCACCAGTACTACCCTCTCCGACCTAAGCATCGCGCGGCTCATGCCGACGTTGCGAAGGTGGGGTAGCACGTGAGCCGTCATCG